GGTCAGCTACGTGCTCTATCACGCGGGCTGGCCGGGGAAATACCAGAAGATCATCGAGGACGCGGTGGTGACGGGCACGGGCGTGGCGCAGGTATTCTGGGACGACGAGCTCGAGGACGGCGAGGGCATGGTGAATGTGCTCGCATGGCACCCGGAGGATTTTTACCCCGATCCGCTCTACGAGGACATCCAGGACGGGCGCGCCTGCTTCAAGGCGATGCACACGACGGTCGCATGGGTGGAGGAGAGATTCCCCCACGCGCGCGGCTTTGTGGCGGCGGACGACATGCGCGGCGCGGAAAACGCCGAGGGCGGCCTGAGCGAAGCGCCGGAGGGCGACGCGCGCACGACGCTGCTGGAATTCTGGTACAAGCGATACGACAGCGGGACGCGCAGGACGCGCGTACACATGGCGCAGATGGCCGGCGGCGCGCTGCTGACCAGCACGCAGACGGGCTACGGCCTTGAAGACGGCGGCGCCTATGCGCAGGGCGTATACGCGCACGGGATGTATCCCTTCACGATGTACCGCTACAGGGACGTATGGCGCAAGCCCTTTGGCAGCGGGCTGTCCCACGATTACCGCGCGACGCAGGAGGCGATCGACCGATACGCCAAGTACATCGACGACAACGCCCGCGAGAGCAGCGTGCAGCGGCATTTTATCCGCCGGGGCAGCGGCGTGAACGCGGAGGACGTCGCTGACCTGCGCAGGACGGTGATCGAATGGGACGGCAGCGATATCCGCGAGGTATTGCAGACGGTGCAGACCCAGCCGCTTAACGCACAGGTATACCAGATGATGCAGTACATGGCCGACATGATGAAGCAGGACTGCGGACAGAACCAGTTCGCCCGCGGCGAGGGCGGATTGAACGTGACGGCGGGCACGGCGATCAACGCCCTGCAGGAGGCCGGCAGCAAGATCGCCAGATGGCACACGGAGCGATTCAAGGACGCTTTCCGCGAGATGGTCGAGCAGATCGTCTGGGTGCTCAGCGAGTATCTTGAGCCCGGAAGAAAGCTGCGGATCGTCGGCGGATGGGACAGCGGCGGCGAGCTGCGAGAGCGGATCATCGAGCTGATCGCGCCCGGCGCGCAGGACGGCGAACTGCTGCGCCCGGCATACGGCGTTCGCGTTCAGGTACAGAAGAACAGGCCGGACCAGATCGCGCAGGACAACGAGTTCCTGATGCAGGCGGTGCAGATCTGCGCGCAGGCGGGCACGCCGCTGCCGGCGGAGAAGGTGATCGCGCTGATGCAGGGACAGGCGGGCAAGCACCGCGTGCTCGGCGCGCTCAGGGATTGCTATCCTTCGGGATCACAATAACCGGCAAGCTGCCGGGGGCATTACCGAAAAACCGACGTAAACCCTGCAGCTCTGCGGATAAAGCCGGTGATCTGCAAAGGGATTTACATAAAAAAAGAAAGGAGAACACCCATGAACAACAGGAACACGCAGCAGGAGGCACAGATGACGAGGGACATGGCACAGGACGCCGTTTACGGGGCCGTGACGGCGGACGCGCTCAGCGAGGAGCTGATGACCGGCGAGGAGCAGCGGCAGATGGAGGAGAGCGAGGATCTCGCCGCGCAGATCCGCGAGGGCATCGGCATGCTCTTTGAGGACGGATGGACGAGCGAGGAGCTCGCGGCGCTCTCCCAGGACGAGGGCGTGCGCGCGGACATCGCCGCGGGCAAGGACGTGATCCGCGCGGCGGCGATCTATCTGCGCAGGCAGATGCACGCGGTGCAGGGCATGAGACGCCGCAGCCTGCCGGTATCGCGCCACAGCGCGGCGGGCGCGCCCGAGCCGAAAAGCCGCATCGAGCAGATGACGGACGCGCAGTTTGACGCGTTCTCGCGCGAGGCGCGCGCGGCGGCGATGATGGGCAGGAAGATCAGGATGTGAGGACGTAGGGGCGGATAGCATCCGCCCGGAGAGAACGAAACAGGAACGACACAGAAAAGGAGAAGAAAGATGAGCTATACGAGCGAAAACACGAACATGACCATGAGCGCCGGCCTTACGCCGGGCATGCAGACCTATTACAACCGGGAGCTCCTGCGCACGTTTGAGCCGGAGCTGGTTCACCTGCAGTTCGGCGACGAGCACAGGATGCCGGAGAACAGCGGCCTTGTGATGAACATGCGCAAGATCATCCCGCTGGAGACGAACACCAGCGCCCTGAACGAGGGCGAGCCGGGCGAGAGCGTGATGCTCACGGAGACGGAGGTGACGGTGAAGCTGGAGCAGTACGGCGAGTATGCCCGCTGCACGGACAAGCTGGATCTCTCGCACCTGGATATGAACATCCTGCGCAAGACCAAGCTCTTTGGCGACGCGGGCGCGCGCAGCATCGACGCCGTCGTGCGCGAGGAGCTGGCGACCTGCACGAACGTGATCTACGCCAACGGCAAGACCGAGCGCGGCGCGCTGACCTCCGCGGACAAGCTGAGCACCAGGGAGCTGCGCAAGGCCGTGCGCATGCTCAAGAAGGCGCACGCGCAGACCTTCGGCGGCTATTACATCGCGATCATGGGCCCGGATACCTTCTACGACCTGCAGGACGACGAGACGTTCGTGGCCGTGGCGAAGTATCAGGACAAGGAAGCCGTGTATGCCGGCGAGATCGGCCGCCTGTTCGGCTGCCGCATCGTGGAGACGACCGAGGCGAAGATCTTTGAAAACGCGGGCGCGGACGGCGCGGACGTGGCGAGCGTCATCGTGCTGGGCCAGTACGCTTACGGCTACACGAGCTTCAAGGGCGCGAAGCCGCGCGTGATCGTCAAGCCGGCGGGCAGCGCGGGCACCGCCGATCCGCTGGAGCAGATCTCTACCGTCGGCTGGAAGATGGACGGCTTCGGCGTCAAGCTGCTGCAGCCGGAATACGCGGTGCGCATCGAATGCGGCTTCACCGCCTGACGAATGACCTGATGAACGAAAGGAGAGAAGAACATGGCGATCAAGACCAACACGACCAAGTCGATTGAACGCGCGAGCAGCGCGCTGCTCGGCAAGTGCGAGGCGACGAAGAAGAACATGAACGCGCTGCTGGCGAGGGCCGGCTGCGCGGGCGCGAAGAAGGAGAAGGTGACGCTGCCGCTGGCGCCGGGCTGCAGGGACGACGTGCAGTTCGTGGGCCTCAACGGCGTGAGCTTCTATTTCATGCGCGGGGAGACCGTGGAGATGGCGGCGCCGCTGGCGCAGATCCTGCGCAATACGGGCTGCCTGGCGTAAGGACAAAAAACAGGGGAGGGACGGCATGACGCTTCTTGGCATCATGAAGCTGGCGCTTGGCCAGCTGGACGAGGCGGCGGAAGACCTGAGCGAATACGACGAGCTGTTCAGGAGCTACGCCAATATGGGCTACATGATCGCGGTGCGGCTGTTCCTGCGGCCCAGAGAGCGTTTTGAGATCGCGACGGACGAAGAGGGGCGCGCGGAGATCCGCGCGCTCCCCCTCGGGCGGATTATCGAGCTGAGGGACGGCAAAGGCAGGGACGTACCGTTTGACGTGGAGGCGGACGGCGCGCACATCCGCACGGGCAGGAAGAAGGAGACGCTGAGCGCCGTATGCGAGATTGAGGCGAAGGAAATGACGGGCGAAACGGACGAGCCCATCCTGCCCGCGTACGCGCACCCGGCGCTGGCGGACTACATCTGCTACAGGCATCTGTCCAGCGGCAACCTCGCCAAGCAGAGCCGGGCGCAGTTCTTCTACCAGAGCTTTTATCAGCAGATGCGCGCGCTGCGCCCGCAGGGCGCGGAGAGCGTGACGAGGATGAAGAACCTTTACGCGGTGACGGGAACGGAATACAGGGGGTAAGCATGGCGGGAAAGCAGAGGGAGGACGCATATACGGGACGATTCACGATCCCCGCGCCCAAGGGCGTATACCAGGCGGCGGGCGAGGCGAACATGGCGGCGGAATACGCCTACCGGGCGGAAAACATGCGCACCGAGCGCGGCATGCTGGCCACGGGCTGCGGCACGAGCCGCGCCTTCCCCTCGCTCGGGCAGCCGATTGAAACGCTGACGCGCTTTTACAGGCGAAGCAGGCCGGATGATCCGCAGGTCTTCGTCGCGGGCGCGGGCGGGGCGATCTACACCTACACCGAGGGCGCGGAGGGCTGGGTCATGCGCGCAGAAGGATTCCTCAAAAACCGATGGAGCTATGTGACCTACGAGGCGCTCGAGGGCGAAGGCGACGCGGCGCAGACGGTCGATATCCTGATCATGAGCAACGAAAAGGACGGGATGATCGCCATATACGGCAGCGACCTGCGCGTGGAAAGGAAGGCGCTGACCATCGGCGAGGATTACGCGGAGGTGAAATTTGCCGTGCTGGCCCGGCACGCGGAGCGCATTTGGGGCGCGGGCGCAGAGGGCCACCCGGACGACGTATTCTATTCGAGGGCGTACGATCCGTTTGACTGGACGGGCGTGCCCGAAACGCCGGAGCTGGGCGGCGGCGTGATCAGGCAGCCGACATGGGACGGCGACGCGTTCACCGCGCTGCAGCCCTTCGGCGATTATCTGCTGGCGGTCAAGCCGGGAACGGTATACGAGATCCGGGGCACGGACCCGTCCACGTTCACCATCGGCAAGGCGTACGGCACGGACGGACCGGCGCAGGCGGCGACCATCGGCGTGGACAGGATGCAGATGATCTACCTGACGGACGGCGGGCTTGGCCTGTACGACGGGAATTCGATCCGGCTGCTCGCGCGCGACGCGCTCTATGAGACGATGCGCCGGCGCCCGCAGGACGGGGAGGACGGCGCGACGGCCTGCGTATGCGATCACATCTATTACCTCGCGCTGAGGACGGGCGAAGACGGCCTGACCGCCGGGGAGAACAACACGGTGATCGAATACGACACGGAACGCGGGACGTTCATGATCCGCAAGGGCGTCAGGATCAAGGACTTTTTCGCTGTGGACGGAAAGATCTACTGCACGCAGGCGGCGAGCCCCTACGAGGTGATGCGCTACAACGATCCGGCGAGCGGGAGCTATCTGGGCGAGCCGATCAAAACGCTCTGGGAGACGGCGTGGCTGGATCTTGGCAAGGCGAATGTAAAGCGGGATTTTGTGCTGCGCTTTACCGCAGAGGCGGACGAGGACGATGTGCCGGTGGAGCTGGCGGTGATCACCGAGCGGAAAGAGAAGGCGCGCAAGACGCTCCTTCGCAGGCAGAGGAAGGACTACCGGGTGAAGATACAAAACAGCGGCAAGCGCGTGAAGCTGCGCATCCGAAGCGGCGAGCGCGCGGCGGGCTGGCGGATTCACGGCGGGATCGACGTGGAATACACGGCGGACGAGGCGTAAGCGCGCACAGGAAGGGGACGGACGCGATGGCATACAGACAGCCGAAGCCGCCGCAGGATCAGGGCGGGGACGCAAAACACCTGAGCCGCGCGCTGGCGCTGTTTCTCAAGGATTTTTCGCTCGCGGCATGGGCGGCGAACGGGCGGCGCATGCGCGAGATTCAGGCGCTCCAAAGGCGGTTGGACGCGCTGGAAGAGAAGCTGAACGAGAACTGACGACATAAGCAGAGGGGAGGAAGAAGGACATGGCAACGACGATATCGACGACGAGCTTCAGCAGCAAATCAAAGAGCCAGAGCCACAGCGAAAGCAAGAGCCAGAGCCAAAGCCAGAGCCAGAGCACGACGAAAAAAGTGCTCGACGAGAAGCTGCTTCAGACGATCCTTTCCGGCCTGACGGGCAGGATGACGGACGAGGAGATCAGCGCTTATGCGGAAAACCTGCTCCGCCCGACGCTCAGCGCGCAGCTGGAGGCGGCGCAGCAGAACTACGAGACGGCGAAGCTCAGCCGGGAGCAGGAGATCGAAAGCCTGGCGGCGGCGCTGAGCCGGGATATAGGCAAGCAGGAACGCGCATACGCCAGGAGCGCCGCGCAGGTGCAGACGGCGGCGCTGGCGCGCGGAATGGGCAGGAGCAGCTATGCGCTGGAAACGCTCGCCCAGCAGGGGAACGAACTGGCGCGGGCTGTGCGCGAACTGACGCAGGAGAGCACGCAGAAGGAAGCGCACCTGCGCGACCAGATTACGCAGGCGGCGCAGCAGAACGCCCAGACACAGGGACGGCTGAACGCGGACTACGCCAAACAGCTGGCGGCGAGCGTGCAAGAAATGAAGAGGCAGCAGAACCAGCAGTACAACAGCAATTACCTGGCCGCTGTCACGGGCAGCATGGGCAGCCAGACCACGGGCACGCAGCAGAGCACGGGCACGAGCACGACCGACACGCAGAGCACCAGCAAGTCGAGCGGATCGAGCACGACGGTGACCAAGCGCATCGGCGGCAGCACCAAGAAGACGAGCAACGCGGATCAGGTGGATGCGATCAGCGGCGCGGCGCCGAAGGCGAAGAAATAAGAGTATAAAGGGGGAAACGGGTATGATGGAGGCGAGCTTTGACCGGATGCGCAGCGCGGCGATCAGCAGCGCATACCAATACGACACGGGCCAGCGGCTGAGGCTGCACGGCCTGCCATCCCCGCAGGAATTGGCCGGAAGGGACGACTTCCTTTCGGGCGATCTGGTGAGCGTACAGGCGCACTACAGCTATGCGGGGGAAAGCCA